AAATTACGTACAGTATGAATTTTAAAGAAATACAAGATATAGTAGAAAAAAAATTAAATGTTGATTTATTTATAAAAAGTAGATTACGTCCTCTGGTCGAAGCAAGGTTTATGTACTTTCTATTATGCAAAGAATTTTCAGACGAAAAAACTTTATCAAAAATTGGTAAAAGTTTAAATAAAGATCACGCAACAGTATTGCACGGAATCAAAACATTAAATAATCTTATGCTGTACGACGCCAAAATATACAAAGTATATATAGAGCTATACGATCTTTGTAGTAAAATATCTGGTGCCAAAAAAAAGAAACATACTTTATATTTTGAACTGTCAAACAAGATTAGAAACCAGAATAAACTTATAAAAGAATTACAAGAAAAAATAAAACACTATGAAAGCATTGTTGAAGGACATTTTACCGAATCCAGATAACCCTAGAGTTATAAAAGACTATAAATTTAAAAAACTGGTAGATAGCATTAAAGAATTTCCAGAGATGTTGGAAAAAAGACCAGTAGTTGTAGACGAGAACAATATGATTCTTGGTGGCAATATGCGATACAAGGCAGCTTTAGAAGCAGGGTTAAAAGAAATAAGTATAATTGTTGCAGACGATTGGACCGAGAAACAAAAAAAAGAGTTTCTTATTAAAGACAATGTAAATTATGGTGACTGGGATTGGGATATACTAGCCAATGTTTGGGAAAATAAAGACCTTAACGATTGGGGTTTAGATGTATGGCAAACTAGTGACGATCCAGATATGGTAAATAAAGGCGACGAAAATTCAGAATGGATTGGAATGCCAGAATTTGAATCCAAGCACGAGGACATAAAAATTATTATAGCGTTTGAAACAGAAGAAGCAAGAGAGCAATATGCGAAAGATCACAATATGCAATTTACGGTAAAAGGTAAAAAGTTCTGGAGTACGACAGTACCATTTAAAGAGGTAATGGACTTGAAGAGTCTAAAGTATGAATAAATACCCTATTTGTATAATATCTAAAGACAGACACGACATCTGTACTACACATTTATTATTTGACGATTACAATATAAAATACTATTATATGGTCGAGCCACAAGATTATGACTTGTATAAAAGTAAATTTAAAAATGTAATTAACATACAAGAAAATAATTTAGGTATTTATTATGCAAGAAATTTTTGTATCGATTGGTCAAAAAAAAATGGCTATGATAAACATTGGCAAGCAGATGACGATATAAAATCTTTTTATTATAGACCAAAAACAGAAAAATACAGAGATCGTATAAAAATTAATAATCCTACCAAAATGTTATTAGAAATGGAAAATACTTCTAACGTGTGTGTTAATTTTGGTGCTTCTTGCATATCGCACGATGGGTTTGTTTTTAGTAAAAAAAATGACATTGACATTAATAAAATGATTTATTGCTTTCAATTAATTAACAATAATACATTTGCCAGATACCAACCAGATATATCAGAGGATATTGATTTTAGTTTACAATTATTATTTCAAAATTATGTAACGTTAATTTACAATACGTATTCATTTACCACACCACAATCTGGATCTATGCAAGGAGGTTGTAATGCATCTGTTGATTATAATAATAATGGCAGAAAAAAACGCAATATAGAATTGGTAAATAAATACCCACAATGGTTTAACGAGTATACCAAAAAAGGTCAATCAGAAATAAAACCAAGTAAAATTTGGCGGACATTTAAACAAGTGCCAATGCAAAAAAAATAATTATGTATCCAGTTTATATTGTGTCAAAAGGTAGATGGGAGAATCCTATAACAGCAAAATGTTTTTTACAAGATGGTGTAGATTTTAAAATTGTAGTTGAGCCACAAGAGTATGATAATTATTGCGAAGCTGTTGGTAAAAAAAATGTTCTTAAATTACCATTTAGCAATTTAGGTTTAGGGTCATACCCAGCAAGAAACTTTTGTATGGAACACAGCGAGAAAAAAAAACATAACAGACATTGGATATTTGACGACAACATTGATAGGTTTAGACGAGTAACGCAAGGCACAAGGATTCCTTGTAATGCCAAACTAGCCATAGAAGCAATAGAACATTTTACAGATAGATACGAGAACGTAATTATTAGTGGATTTGATTATTGTAGTTTTGTAGTACCTGGCACGACTGACAATATACCATTTAGATTGAATGTCCACGTATATTCTGCATTGTTAATTAAAAACAATACACACTACAAGTGGCGATTGAAATACAACGAGGATGTTGACCTCTGTTTACAAGTAATGGCAGATCAAAAATGTACATTATCTTTTAAGGCTTTCTGTGCAGATAAACGAAGTACAACAGCCAAAATGAAAGGTGGCAACCAAACAGATTTATATAAAAATAACTCTTACGAGAAAAAAATATTAAAGACAAGAAGCCTAGAAGAAGTTTGGCCGCAATATGTTAAAACAAAAATACGTTATAATAGACCACACCATTACGTAAATTGGAATCAATTTGGACATCCATTAATACGAAGAAAAGACATTGACTGGAAAAACATTAAATTTGACAAGAAAATATCTTTAAAAAAACTAGACACAATTAAAAACCAAAAACTACAAGAACTATATGAAAAGAATAAATAATATATTTGTAATAGGTGGTGCGGGTTTTATTGGTGCAAATCTTATACAACGATTAAAAGGCACATTGTCTAATAAAATTATTTGTTTGGATAATTACTATACTGGTGATCACAATAAACATATTCCAGACGTAACATATAAAGTTTGTAGTACCTTTGACGAGAACGATTTACGAGCTTGTTTTGAGCAATGGGAACCTACGTTGGTTTTTCATTTTGGTGAATATGCAAGAGTTATACCATCTTTTAATGACAGAAGATATGTTTTTAAAAGCAATTTATCTGGCACAGCAAACGTAATAAATTTGTGTTTAGAGTATAATTCAATGTTAATTTATTCTGCTTCTAGTAGTAAATTTGGCGGCAACGAGAACCTATCACCTTATAGCTGGTCAAAAGCTAAAATGGTAGAGCTTATCAAAAATTATGGCGAATGGGGTGATCTTAATTACCAAATATGTTATTTTTATAATGTTTACGGTAAGGGCGAGTGCGCTGTTGGTGATTATGCAACAGTAATTGCAAAATTTAAACACCAGTACAAAAATAATTTACCTCTTACAGTAGTAGGTGATGGCAAACAAACTAGACAATTTACACACGTTTACGATATTATAGATGCATTATTTAAAATTATGGTATATAAAGAAAAAAACCAAGAATGGCATTTAACGAGTGGTAAAACGTATAGTATTTTAGAGGTTGCTAGAATGTTTAGCGATAACATAAAATTTATACCAAAAAATAAAGGTGAGCGACAAAATGTTACAGATGTAACAAATAAAACAAATATTAAACTGGATTGGAAACCAAAAAGAACTTTAATAGACTATATTTTAGGTACAAAAAGTACCTGACAATACATTAAATTATGAACAAAACCGAACACAAAAAAAAGGCATTACTAGATGCATTAGAAAAATCTTTAGGTGTGGTAACAACAGCTTGTAAAAAAGTTGGTATAGGTCGTACTATGTTTTATGAATATATGAAAGACAATAATTTTAGAGAACAAGTTGACGACTTACAAAACGTTGCATTGGATTTTGCTGAGAGCCAATTGCATAAACAGATACAAGATGGAAATACAGCCGCTACAATATTTTACTTAAAAACAAAAGGTAAGAACAGAGGTTATGTAGAACGTCAAGAAATTACTGGTGCAGAGGGGTTACCTAACGATATAAAAATTGAAATTATTAGAAGCAAACATACCGACTAATATAGTTTGTGATCATTTATTAAAATCAGACAAAAAAATTACCATTGAGCAAGGTGGTACAAGATCTGGCAAAACATATAATATTCTTATTTGGATAATATTTTTTTACGCACCGAGCCAAAGAAAAAAAGTAATTACCATTTGTCGTAAAACCTTTCCGTCATTACGAGCAACAGTTATGCGTGACTTTTTAGATATTTTAAAAACGTATGATATGTACAGAGAAGAAAGGCACAATAAAAGTAGTAGCGAATATTTTTTATATGATTCTCTGGTAGAGTTTATTTCTTTAGATGAACCAAGAAAAGTGCGTGGTAGAAAGCGTGATCTGTTATTTATTAACGAAGCCAATGATTTAACCTACGAGGACTGGCAACAATTACTTTTTAGAACTAAGGAAAAAATAATACTGGACTATAATCCATCTGACGAATTTCATTGGATATACGACAAGGTAAAAGTACGTGACGATACAGATTTTTATATTACTACATTTAACGACAATCCATTTTTAGAAGATTCTATAATACGAGAGATAAAAAGGCTAAAAGAAACAGACGAGAATTATTGGAGAATATATGGATTAGGTGAGGTAGGAACTGGTAAAAGTTTAATATTTACATCACACGTTTGCGATAAAATTCCAGAGGAAGCTAAATTTTTATCTTACGGTATGGACTTCGGTTATACCAATGACCCTACAACTTTAATTGGTGTATGGAAACACGACACCAGTTTATACATAAAAGAATTTCTATATCGTACTGGTATGACCAACCAAGATATTGCAAAACAACTAGAGATTATTGGATTAAACAGACGTGATGAAATATACGCAGATAGCGCAGAACCAAAATCCATTGAAGAAATATACAGATTTGGTTGGAATGTTAAACCTGCAACAAAAGGCAAAGATTCCATAAATATAGGTATTGACACCTTAAAGCGATATAAATTATATGTTACAAAGGACAGCCAGAATACAATAAAAGAATTTAGAAACTATAAATGGCGCGAGGACAAAAATGGTAACGTATTAAATGTACCTATAGATCTAAACAACCACAGTATAGATGCTTGTAGGTACGCTACATACACTAAATTGTCCAGACCAAACTACGGAAAATACGCTATACGATAAATTTTCTTATTAACATTTTTTTAATAAGTATTTTTTTATTATATTTATACCATAATTAAAAACAATAGAAAATGAAAAATTTAGTAACTCAATTAGAAAACAGAAAAAAATCTTTAGAATTTCAAACAAGGATGCATACAGGTCTTGTATCTCACAATTACATTGTTGAGGTTGGTGCATATACTGTTGCAAGTGAAAATGGAAGATCTAAACTTGTTAATATTGCAAGTGGTAAATTACCTAGCCAATGGACTATTGAAGGTGTAAAAGAAATTAAAGAAAAATGCAGCTGGGATAATATGCTTGGAAAAAAGATGGAAATTAAAGCGATACCTTATAAAGATTGGTATGCTAAAGAATTGAAATCTGTAAACGAAACATTACAAATCTTTAAAAAATAATAATTATAAATAATGGGGGTGTAAAAACCCCCTTTTAAAAACAATAGAAAATGAAAAATGCAAGAATTAAAACAAGAACAAGGAAACACCTTAACAAAGAAGAGTACTACGTAGATGTTTTATCTTACGATGTACAAAATAATTGTACAGTTGAAACCAAAACTTTCAATACTTCCC